CCACTCCTCATTTTTAATGCGTTCTTTCAGGTCACGCGAGAATTGGATCACTTCATCCCTATTAAACTTTTTAGGCGGCAAATAAGTTATTTTTTTCATGGCCTTTACTCTTCTTTCGCCATACATATCAACCATAAATGCCTTGTACGCGTCATGAATAACAGGGTCGCTCATCAGCATATTGCACCGCTTGCACTGGGGATGCACGTTCTCTTCAAAGCACTTCAACCTGATATGTCGACGGCTATAATAATGCCCGCCATCCATCGTCGCGTAATGTGCTATTCTCCCGCAACTAACGCACTGGCAGTAACCGTTGTCATCGGATGATTTCAGCCTTACATAGCGTTGCAGTAGCTTTGCCGCTTTATCAATTTCTTGTGCAATAGTTGATTTCTTTTTACTCAATGCGTCCAATCCTGTATATCATCTGAAGGAACAGTTACTTGATCAAGGTGTTCAAGATTGCATCGACCACACATTCCATAAGCACAGTCATCGTCTCCCATCCAAAACTCAAGAGGGTATCCGCATTCGCAATCCATTTTTGTAACCGTTATGCCTTTAGGGGGGAATCGCAAAACATTACTCATCTAATGCTCCTACCGTTATTTTAACCCGCGAATCTTCACCGTTGTCTTTGTGATATACGACAGCTGTCATTGATCGCTCTGCTCCGTAACCAGAATCTGAATGCCACTGATCTGTGCTTGTAAGGCTTCCCCAATGCTCAAAGTGCATAGAACCTATTTCTCTGGCGATATGGTGGTGTATATGACCAAGGTGACAATAGCGGTTTTTCGACTGGCTCCACTGGTCATCTAAGTTTTTAATTACCGTTTGAAGTATTTGCTCATGCTTCATTCTATCCCCGTGGTGGAATACGAATAGATTGTTGTGCCATTGATAATGAATAAACTTTGAGTAGTTTGGTAGGATGGTAACGCGAGGTTCTTGGCTATATAGCAATTCTAACGAACTGGACAGGTGACAAGCCATATCTGAATCATGGTTGCCTCTTACATTAATAACCACAATTTCTTTGTGGGTTAATAACATTTTGTTAATAAGTATCTGGAATAGTCTGCCAGCAAGTTTAAATGTCTTACCTATACGGGTATCAACATCAACGGGTGTACCTTTGGTGGTAGTATTTGCGCTAGAATCGGCATGAAAAAAATCGCCTACATTAAGCAAAACACCGACTTCTGCATTGCCTACTCTATTAGCCAGCCTGTCAGTAGCATCAACTAATATTTTAGTCGCTATTTTTACATCCCAATCATCATCGTCAATCTTGGTTTCTGAATCTGCAAGCATACCAAAATGGTGATCGCCTATCATATACATAGCCAGATAGTCAGCGTTAACTTTTGCTGGCTCTTTAACTGCTTTTTTAAAGCCTTTTAAGTCATCTTTAACACCATCTATCATTAACTCTAAACGTTCTTTTAGACTCTTTTTTTCAGGCTCCTGAATTACCCACTGAAGTCCTACAGACCCGTCAGCTTTATATGCTGTTGATATTCGCTTGGCTTCAAAGCCTTCTGCTGTCTTGTGTATTAAGTCCCTATGCGGGGCTACACCTTCCCTAGCAGCATACCTTTCCATCCTTTTAATGCTTTTATCAACTGTGGTTCTGTCGCATTTTAATTTCTTTGATGCTTTTTGATTTGAGCCGCATTCAATTACTGCGTCAATAATTTGATGTTGCCTTTCTGTTTCAGCGTATTCTTTTAATATTCTTGGATCAATTCCGGACATATTATCTATCCTGCTTTTGCTTCATCCTCTGATACTCGCTATCTTCTGGAACAATCAGCAGCACCCCGTTGTCTTTAGCCCAATGATACACGTTATCCATAAAATGTACCATTTCGCCTTTTGTAAGCTTACTAGACGCTTTTACCTGACCTTCGATAACCGTTTTGCCTATTACTATGTCATAGGTTCCAAGAAACCTTTGCTTCATCATCATTTTAATATTTTCTTTTGTAGCCGTGTCTATTCGCTTAATAAAGTGCTTTGACATTTGATCGCACCATTTATGGAATAATTTATTCTGGCTGATTGTTCGGGGATCTGAATATCGCTCAAACTTAATTGCTAAAGGAGTAAAGTAATCCCAGTCATTTAGCCTTTTAAGCAAATAAGGGAGACGCTTTTCAACATCTCCTTTTGATTTTATAAATACATAATCTCCTTCAGTCACAAAAGTTTCCTGCTTAACCATTTTTGGCTAAAAGCTTCTTGCGGGCTGTCAAGCCGTGAACATATTAGCCTAGCGTCCCTCGATTCTTTGCAAAATCCCCTTAACTCTTTATTTTTTTCGACTTTATGTTTTAGAGTTTTAGGAGCTAACAAATGATCAGGCTGGCAAAAATGAGCAACAGACAATCTGCCTTTAATGGTTTGAATTTTAACACCTCCATCAAGCTGATTTTTAATCGACCATTCACTATACATTCTGTGAGTGTAAGGTACTCCATCCTCAAAATATGGGTGATCGCCTTTAAAAACAAGCCACTTTGGGTCATTAGCTGCTGGCATGAATTATCTCCGTTCCGTCAAAGTAGAATCCGCGGGTCATTAGGTAATATGAAATTGCGGCATTTCTTTCCTCGCCATGATCAAGCCAAGACACATCGGTTAATTTTGCATCAAGAGGTATATCGCGCAACCTTATTTCTTTGTTAACCGCTCTAGGTGAAAATGTTGTTGGTGAGGAGCCGCCTGTATCCTGACAGCGACCAAGCCAACTGTTACAAAATTTACTAATTCCGTTTTTTGTCTTGCGTTTAGCTGGATTAGATTCACACCATGTATCCATTTTAAGCAATTCTTGTTCCACGTTTACTTTCGGATAAGCGAGTTTCCATTTTTGGATTAGTTCTTCTGGCGGGTGCCATTCTTCTTTTGTATTTAGTTTCATTTTGACACCTGTTCTGGTGTTGGGTTGAAGCCATTTGCGGGTCGATTAGCACTTTTCTGTAAGCGAATACGAAAAAAACCATCATGTTCTGGATACATTTTCATAAACCGCCTTGCATAAAACGGATGAATATTATTGTTAATCTTAAATTCACTGGTACCGTCACCACCAATATTGCCTAAGTCCCACCGTATTCTTTCCATAACAGTGTACACAGAGTAATTACGGTATCCATTGTGTATCCTGTCAAAAGTAAACTCTTCAAACATATCCCAAACTTGAGGATGTTCCATGTGGAACCTTTCAGCTTGATGTCTTAATTCATCTAATCTTGTTAACATTTCATTCTCCTAATGGTTCGGCAAGCCTCACCTTGTAAGTAGTTAAATATGTTTCTTATATATTCTTTTGTAAACAATAAGAAACTTTATTTCAGGTGATTTAACCCTTTTACTATATAAAATAGTAAATTTAAGATCAAAGGGCAAATGCAACTCTGCGGTTAATTTGTATTCGTATCGGATATCCAACCTATCCTTTAAGAACAACCGAGTTCTCGCGGGGGCTATGTCTGGAGGGTCAACCACGCTGTGACGTTTAATTTCAGGATTCCGTCACCCTCAAGCCCGAATACATGTACATTACATATGGTCTACAGGCTAAAGTAAACCAAATTGTGTAAATAAGCCGGTGCTACTTATAATGATATGATATAAAATCCTCGATAGTTATATCCAAAGATAAGGCCAATAACTGTATTGTGTGTAGCTTCATGTTTGAATTCGTTCGCCATCTTAATACTTGTTGAGGCGAAGTTTTAGTTATTTTTGCCAAATCCATGCTTTTAACACCCTTGTCGATCTGAGCGTGTTTTAAGCACTTACCTGCGTGTATCATTTCCATCATATAAATCCTTGTGATATATTAATTAGGCGGGTTCCCCCGATCCGCACAAACCCCCTATGGTTTCCCCCCCGAAAGGGGGGGTTTTAGGTTAAAACGGTATATCATCATCCAGTTCTTGAATGGTCATTTCTTCTTTTGCCGTTGTACTTTGACCGCCAGACCCTGCTGGGGAACTTGAGTCGGTATAAAATACCTTTACGTTACCAAGAATAGGTGTCTGAGTTCCTGCTGCCCTTTCCTCCTTGTCAACAGTCTGACTAATAAAGCCATGATTTTCGTATTGATCAGCTACCGCAGTATCTACAAAGGTAGTTAGGTCAAGATAAGTACCTTTTGCACCTTTATATAAGCGACTTTTGTCGATTTTGGTTACGTCAATTCTTACTGAGATTCCTACTTTCATGTTAATAACTCCACATTGGTTTTTATTGCGTTAACGGCCAGATCAATTTCAATGGCCAACTTCTTTATAAACTCATCATCTCGATCAACTCTGATTAAAACGTGAGGCATTGCTGGATGATATGCAAACGCATCCCACCATGTTGCTCCGGTTAAATACATACAGCCTTGGATTTGTTGCCAATAAGCCTTTGCTAATTCATTTTTATCTAAACGATACTTGATCATAGTTTGCGGGGCTGGGCATTTAATTTCCAAGCCGCCATTGGAACCTACCAAGCCATCAGGCGAACACCCATATTGAAATTTAGGGTTAACTATAAACCCTACTTGCAAAACCTCATTACCAGTAATCCATTCATAATCTTCGCGGGCTTCAGGCTCTAAATCATTACCTCTTGTCATGTGTTCATTTGTATATGTTGGCTCACATTCCCCTGTAATAATTTCAGCAGTAAGCTGAAGAATGTATTTAGGGGCTTGAGTAGAGGGTTTGCCTTTTGTCGTTATCAGCCTAGAAAAACAACTTGCAGAAGGCTTGCCCAGTCTGGCGGCAAACCATTCGGGAGTTCCCTGCTCAAACCCGTCAAGAATAATCACTTGGCCTCATCCTTTGACCTAGCTTCAGCTTCAAGGCTTGCCATTTTGTCATTTAACATAGCAATAGCGCGATCATAAAATCCTGCTTTTAAATCAAAGATGGCATCAATTTTAAACTTTTTGCAAAATTGTTCTTCAGTAACACCAGTTGAATTAAAAAAAGCATTAAGAAGAAGAACTTGGTCTGGCGTAATTACAGCTTCAGCGGCCATCGCAACTACTGGGTTAATATCTTCACCGGCATAAATGTGATGACCTAACCCGAACATTGAAAAACACTTTACGAGACATCTCATTTTTGAACTGTTAATTGCAAATTTGTCAGGATTAACGATAGCCTTATTTCTGTTATCCATAACGGGCAACCACATATGACGCATCATCATTTGATCTTGATCAGAACCAGTATGAATATGAACAACGCACGTAATTTCTACGGTATTCGTAAACTCGCAACGATCTTCTTCAAATGAATAATGCAAGTCAGGATAATTCTCCATCATTATCCCATAAGCCCACGCCCACGACAGGTAAGACAGTTTTCCTTTTTTCTCAATATGGTCAGATACATCAACCGCTACTAATTTGTTCCACACTTCGCTTGATAAGCTCATTTTTATAGTCCTATGGTTTGTAAAGTTGTTAAAGCATC